CCATCTTATGTAACATACAAAATAGACAAGTGTCCTCCTCCACCACCACCTCCTCCACCTCCACCACCACCCCCTCCACCTCCACCTCCCCCACCTCCACCTCCAAGTCCTCCGGCTCCAATTGCTGCTGTTACTACTAAAAAAGTGACAGCTACTAAAGGTAAAAGCAGGGCAGCTAGGAGAGCAAAAGGTAAATCCAGGTTTAGAACTACAACTGGTGGTCCTACTGGTTTGAACATAGGTTAGACTATGTGTGCTACTGGTAATAGAAGTATTGATACTGGTTTAGCTATAGTAACTATAGCAGTAGGTGGTTATTATGCAGCCCCTTATATTTTGGCAGGAGGTTGGTCGGGGGCGGCTGCTGGTGCCGCTTTTGGTGCAGCTAGTAGTTCTTTAATGGCAGGAGCTACTGGAGGAAATATAGGTAGAGCAGCTTTAACAGGCGGTATTCTTGGTGGAGTTACTGCTGGAATAGCTGGTGGATCGGAAGGACTTTTAGCTTCTCAAACTGATCCAGGAGCTCTACAACAGTTAGGAAGTGTGGGTGGATTTTTTGAAGGACAACAGGCTCTTCACGCTGGTTTTGGCATAACAACAGCAGCGGCTACTACATTAGGTGCTCAATTAACTCCTGGCACACCTGAGTATTACAACGCTTACCAACAACAACAACAACAGTACAACAGTCAACCATCAACGGTTACAGGTTCTGGTGGTAAACAAGCAGCCTACAGTTTAGCTGAGTCTGTTCGTAGGGCTAAGAAACGTAAACTAACACAGGAAGACGTATCTGATCTTAGTATAGACACGTCATCATTTGCTTCAGAGGGATTACAATTTGCTTAAAGAATCAGCATCTAAAAGATATAGTACATTAAGTAAGGACAGACAGAGCTTCTTAAATAGAGCTTGGGATGGAGCAGAACTAACAATCCCCTATATCTTACCTCGAAATGGAGCACAGAACCAAGAGCTTCCTACACCTTTCCAAAGTATAGGAGCTAGAGGAGTAAATAATTTAGCAGCAAAACTTTTATTGACACTCTTCCCTCCCAATTCTCCCTTCCTTAAGTTTCAGATAGATGACTTTACTCTAGAAGAACTGAACGCACAGAGAGCCCCAGTAGAAGAGGGGCTTAACTCTATGGAACGTGCAGTAACTGATGAAGTAGAAGCTCAGGCAATGCGTGTTCCTATACATGAAGCTCTTAGACATCTCATTATTACAGGTAATGTAATACTACATATAGGTAAAGATAATAAGGTAAGAGTATTCCACCTGGATCAGTTCGCTTGTAGAAGAGATCCTCAAGGTAAAGTATTAGAGATTATAATTAAAGAAGAGATGAGCCGTGAGTTATACATGGACATCTTTAAACAAGCTCCTCCTAAAGAAACTGGGAGTGGAGCTAGTGGTGATGAAAAAGAATTAGATTTATACACAGTAATAAAAAACACAGGCGGCAGAGTTAAGGTACACCAAGAGGTAGGGGATCATGTTATCCCTAATACTTCCTCAGACTTACCAGAAGAAAAGTCTCCATACATTGCTCTCAGGTTTAGTAGGATAGATGGAGAGGACTATGGTAGAGGTTTTGTAGAAGAATACCTTGGTGATCTTAAAGCTCTTGAAGGATTATCTAAAGCTATCCTAGAGGGTTCTGCCGCTGCAGCAAGAGCTATATTCCTAGTACGTCCTAACGGGACAACCAAGTTAAAAACAATATCCCAAGCTCCTAACCTAGCGGTAAGGCAGGGAACGGCTGATGATGTATCTGTTCTACAGATGGAGAAATTTAATGACTTCAGGGTAGCAAGAGAAACCCTAGAGTCTGTAGAGCGTAGACTAGCAGCAGCATTCCTGTTAAACCAAGCTGTCCAAAGAGACGCAGAAAGGGTTACAGCAGAGGAAATCAGATTCTTGGCAAACGAGTTAGAAACGTCACTAGGAGGTATTTATAGTTTACTCTCACATGAGTTACAGTTACCATTAGCTAAACGTATAATCAACAGCCTAGAGAAACAAAAGAAACTACCACAGTTACCTAAAGGAACTGTAGAACCTATCATTGTTACAGGCTTTGAAGCGTTAGGTAGAGGTAATGATGCTAATAAACTAGCAACCTTCTTACAGACTGCTGCTCAGGTAGTAGGTCCAGAAGCTGTGATTACTTATACTAATGTCTCAGATGTTCTAAAGAGACTGGGAGTAGGCTTTGGTATTGACATGAAGGGACTAATAAAACCACAAGAGCAGGTACAACAGGAACAGCAAGCACAACAACAACAGCAACAACAGGCTGAGATGGTTAAAGCTGGTATACCTAATGCCGTGACTCAGGGTGGAGAAATGATGAAACAGGGAGCACAGCAACAGAATGTCCAGAACTAAAAATACAGAAGAGAAAGAAAAGATTAAAACAAAAGAGAAACGAACTCGTTCCATTACAAGTAAAGCTGAACTTAAAAATGTAGAGGTAGTTAATAAGGTTATAGAGCAAAAGAAAGAACAAAGAACTCCAGGGTCTCTACCTTCCACTTACACTAAGATACAGATGCGTAATGGAACAATAAAAGAAACTTATGGAGAACGATATGGCAGACCAACTGGTAGTTAGTAGTGACCCAATAGATCAAACAGGTGTAGACGAACATAACCAAGAGATGTTAAACTTGGTTGATTCACAAGAGGTTCCTACCGATAGACCTGAGATGGTAGATGATAAGTTTGGTGGGGATTATGATAAGTTAAAGCAAAGTTATGATGAGTTAGAGAAGAAGTTTCATTCGCCTGAAGCTGCTGTTCAAGAGGATCTAAGTATCCCACAATCACAGACGGCTGAAGGTCACATTGATATGACTGCTCTAACTCAAGAGTATGCAACTAATGGTGAACTATCAGATAAGAGTTATCAAGACCTAGAGGAAGCTGGTATCTCTAGAGAGTATGCTAATAATTATATTGCAGGACAAAAGGCATTAGGACAACAGATAGGGGATAGTGTAAAGAACTCTGTAGGTGGAGATGCTGAATACTCTAGCATGGTAGAGTGGGCTAAGAATAACTATACCCAAGAACAGATACAAGCTTATGATAATGCAGTTAACTCAGGTAGTGTAGATGCTGCTATGTTAGCTGCTAAAGGACTAAGAGCTGACTATCAGAATATTCAGGGTCAAGAAGGGGATACTTATAGTGGAAGACAGGCACAACCTGAAGGAAGAGGAGAAGTCTTCAGGTCTAATGCTGAAGTAGTAGCCGCTATGAAAGACCCAAGGTATGAATATGATACAGCTTATAGACAAGATGTATTGTCTAAATTAGATCAATCAGATATCTTCTCACAAGGAAGGCTATGATTCTCCTTATCCTCTTAGGGTAGGGACGCTATAAAGTATTTAAGTAGTAGACAGGAGCCAACTGCGGTTGATAACTCCTAGTTGAAAATTAAAGAAAGAATGTAGCAATTACTGTTAGGTACTTTTTTTAATTTAACAAGGAGTTTATTATGTCCGTTACGGATACAACTGCTCCTGTATTGACTATGACACGAACTGGTCAGGCTAACAGTGCCGGAGATTCTTCTGCGCTGTTTCTAAAAGTCTATGCTGGTGAAGTGTTAACGGCTTTTGAACAAGCATCTGTAACTATGGATAAGCACGTTGTCCGTAGTATCAGCTCAGGTATTAGTGCTCAGTTCCCATTGGTTTGGAAAACTGCTGCTACGGAATATGCTTATATCAATGGTTCTGGCAATACAGGTACAACTGGTATTGAACTGGATGGTACAATCATCCACAAGAATGAAAAGGTAATTTCCATTGATGGTTTGCTGATTGCAGATCACTTTGTAAACAACCTTGATGAAGCTATGTCTCACTTTGAGGTTCGCTCCATCTATGCTAAAGAGGCAGGTATTGCTCTTGGTACACAATGGGATCAGAATGTTCTTCAGCAGGGAGTTTTAGGAGCACGTTCATCTACGCTTATTACAAGTGGTAATGGTGGATCAGTGTTGACTAATGCTTCTTATGGAACTTCAGGTTCTACTCTTGGTAGCGGTTTGTTTGACGCTGCTGAACAGCTTGACGAAAACAATGTACCAGAGAATGATAGGTATATGTATGTTCGTCCTGCTCAGTATTACCTCATGGCAGAAACTACAGACTTGAT